GCACCGCCCTCGTGTCTGAACAGTTGGAAGTCTGCAACATTTGGAGTAGCATCAGCGCCATCTGCCGCTGTCATTGACTCCTCAGTTACGTTGTACTGTGCGTAAATTGTTCCTGTTGATAGAGCAGTTCCACCAGTCGCCGCGTCTATGTTGTAGATCGCAGAGTGGTGTGTGGCATAAAGTGGACTAGCAACTGTTGAGAAGCTCGCACTTAATGTGCTGTAAAGTTTAGTAACTAGGTTCGCACCTGAGTTTGCAGAAGTGGTCTTGAACCAAACAGAACCGTTGGGTCTGTTCTCTTCTGTGGCAACATTCTTCCAAGTTGGTCTGTTGGTGTGTTTAGCCTGTAAAAGTTTAACGCCATTTTTAACACCTGGTGTAATTCCTAGGTCTGCTAATAGTGTTCCTGATGCTGATTCAAATCTGATTGTGTTCGCACCACCAGTTGAGTCACCTAGTGCCTTACCATTGTGGAATATCTCTAGTTCACCTGTTGTGCTGTTTACACTTGCTGTCACGTTAGTGACATTTGATCCGATCTGTGAAGCAACGTTCGCCAAAGTAGTTGAACTTGCCGCAACAGTCACACCGTTAATTATCATCGAGTGTCCGCTTGTCACTGTTGTTCCTGATGGAACTGTCACAACCGGTAAAGATGTGTGCCAGTCAGTAGAACCAACCTGTACCCAAGTGTTAGCCGCTGTTTTCTTGTAAAGTTTGTTAGTAACGTGTGTTGTGTTGATTGCGTAATCACCAATTGTACCAATCGAAGTTTTTGGTGCACCAGTTGAAGCACCGCCAACTAGGTCACTTGTTGAAGTGATAAGTGTTGGAGTAATTGTTGTGAAAGATTGATTGGTAGCAGACCATTCAAATGTACCATAACTGCTTGATGCAAGGTCAAACCAGTATGTTCCATCTGTTGGGCTAGCTGTTGGAGCCGCGGCACTTCCGAGTAATTCCGAAGCGTTCACGTTTGCTCTTAATACATAAGCTCTGTTGGCCACACCCAAAAATGAGTAAGCCGCTTGTAGACCGTATTCATTTAATTCGTAACCGTGTAATGAATTTCCTGAAGCGTCTGTGTAGAATTTCGGATCTCCGAAAGTCTCTGTTAATTCTCTTTGAGATGAGATCAAGTAAGCAGTGTTGGCGTTGGCTGTTGTTGTTCCTATCGCTGTGCTGTCGCCTGCTCCGTTTGTCTTATCCTGTGATGATGCTACTATGAATAGTGGTGTTGTACCCGCATCTGATGGTACATAAAAGCTCTCGTTTATTACTGAAACTTCTACTCCTGGTGATGTTAATGCCATTTTTCGTATTCTCCTTGCAAGTTACGTATATACTAGAGTTATTTATTCAATCATACGGTTTTGTTGACATAATTTACCGTTTTCTTGGTGCCTATATAGGTGACGTAAATACACACATGCAGTACAAGGACAGACCGTTGTGTAAGGAGTGTAAGACCAAGCCCAGGGCATATGCCTACAAAAGGTATGGTAGGATATATTGGCGTAGCAAGTGTGACACTTGCATCCGTAAAAAGGCAGGAAAGCGTGTTGGTGGGGTGACTGCGTTGCAACGTTCAGGATACAAGAAGCACCGGAAGTGTGAACTGTGTGGATTTAAATCACAAGCACAGGCTCAGTTGGATGTGCTGTTTGTGGATGGCAATCTGAGGAATACTAATGCTGTTAATCTAAAAACTGTTTGCGCCAATTGCCAACGGTTGGGTAGTACCCGTAGACTCGGATGGCGTGTGGGTGATCTTGTCGCTGACGATTAGGTCGTCTATTTTTGAGTGTAACTCTTCCAATGTCCCGTCATTAGTGATCAGGTGATCGTACTCTGATTTCGCCCATGCATACTCAGACAAATGCACATTTTTAGGTGCGATATTTCCTTCCACGTAATCCGTGAACCAAGCAGGGTCCTGTCCCCTCTTCACAAGCAGTATCGTTCCGCCCATTTCTCTTATTGTCTTTATCTCGTTCTCGAATCTTGTGTCTGCGATCACAGTGGGTTTGCCGTCATATCTGGCCATACAACTGTCTATCCATATTGAGTCGTGCATGCCTTGACGCATTACTTCCGTGCCAAAATATTGTAAGACCCAACGTGGGGTCACATCTTTGTTAAAACGTTTGCTCCAGAACGCATCGGGCTTCTCTCTCCATGCCCGGCTCTCATCGGTTTTGCCTTCCAGCATCTCCCTGTCCCAGTTGAACATGGAACTGACTGCGTCTTTTAAACTTTTTGCGAATGAATCTTTACGGAAATTGTGTTTTTGTTCAAGCCTATCAGCGACTGTACCTTTACCGGAACTTATTAAACCTACTACACCTATCAACATAGGTTTATTATACTATTTTTTTAAACGTTTTTCAATCTCTTTTTTGACATCATGTATCTGTGTTAATACCAGTCTACGCATACTCAGTTTCTTTTCTTTCAGGGCGTGTATGGACATGTTCTCTAGGTCATCTACCATGTCGGCTAGTTCTTCTAAGGTGCATTTAGGAAGTTTTTTGTATCTGGAATCTATCATGATACTTGTATTTAAAATAATTTTTGGTAAAGGAATATGGTATTAGAAGTTAACCTATAACAAAACTGTGTGGCGTGCCACCCTCTTGGAAATTTCCTATCTCAGATTCTAGTCTTTCCATCTCTGCTGTACCTTCTGCCTTTAAGGCATCACCGTTCAGTGTGGTGCCACCCTGTGGTCCTGCGATTGTGTTGAATTTACCTCTCGCTTCTCCCAACATGAGTTTAGACACTGCAAGTGTGTAATCCCTGATCCATGGTTTTGAATAGATGTCTTTGAACAGTGTTATGTCTGGTCTGTAGTTGTCAGTGTGCATAAGAACTGTTTCGTTGTCTGCTCTTGGTCTCTGTGTGATCGTTAATTTTTTAGTCGCAACATCAAAATGGAATTGTATGAAACTTCCAAACATTTTCCCCACTAATTCTTGGTATGATGCGAATGCGTAGTAAGTGGCCAATCCGCCAGTTGCTCCCGCTCTCAACAAATACGTGTTCGTGTAGGCCAAGTTGAAAGGTTCGAACAATGTTCCACCTTCGCCACCCTCGGATCTTGATCCAACAGTCCTTCTGTTTAAGTTTCTCACGTTGATGACTTCATCTGGCAAGATATAACTGTTTTGATTTTTCTTTAATTCGAGGAATGCATATGATTCCTCTACTGCATTTGAAGATCGCTGTCTGAATTTGTTTACTGCTCTTTCCAGTGCCGTTTGGTAGTGTTTTGGGTCTAATTCAACGTCTATCATACCATCACCTAGGCTGGTCTTGACGTACTCAAATATTTCCTGTTGTCCTGATTGTAGTTCTGACATGTACATATTTATAGTCGTTGTGCATTCAATAAATATGTATGATATGCCAAGATTATCCATTTTCAAGCCTGAAAAGGGCAATGACTACAAGTTCTTCGATCGTAACATCAAGGAGATGTTTCAAGTGGGAGGAACGGACTTACACTTCCACAAATATCTAGGACCATACGATCAGGGAGACACAAACAAGGACGGAGCGGCCAGCCCCACACAACCACAATATTCAGGCGACACATTAAACGAAAGGACCATACAGGATCTATTATTTCTAGAGAACAGAGACAGGAAATACGATGACGATGTGTATGTTGTGAGAGGAATCTACAATGTGCAAGATGCGGACTTCAACCTATCACAGTTTGGCATGTTCTTACAGAACGACACACTATTTTTAACTGTACATCTGAACGACATAGTTGAAAGATTAGGTAGGAAACCAATGTCAGGTGATGTCATAGAGTTCCCACACATGAAGGAAGATTATTCATTAGATGAGAGCATACCGATTGCACTGAAAAGATATTATGTTGTTGAAGATGTTAACAGGGCGGCGGAAGGATTTTCACAGACATGGTGGCCACACCTGTTGAGATTGAAGATGAAGACAATGGTAGACTCACAGGAGTTCAAAGATATTATCGGCGACGCAACAGCAACAGGTTCGGTTGCCAGTTACATGTCAACATACAACAAAGAGAAATCAATCAATGAGCAGGTTGTAGCACAGGCAGAATCAGATTCGCCAAAAGCCGGATTCAATTACAAACAGTACTATGTTGCACCTATCGATGAACGAGGAAACATCAGGACAGAAAATGTTAACACTGAATCGCAAAGAGCAAGTAGCAGTAATACAGTAAATGCAACAATAGACACACCAGCAAGTTCCCACTATGGTTTCTATCTGGATGGTGACGGGGTTGCTCCCAATGGAAATCCTGCAGGATTTGGGATATCGTTTCCGACTTCGGGTGTTGATCAAGGAGACTATTTCTTGAGGACAGATTACCTGCCTAACAGATTATTCAGATACGACGGAGCCAGATGGGTCAAAATAGAAGACAGTGTGAGAATAACTACCACTAACAACGATTCGAGGGGAAACTACAAGACAAGTTTCGTCAACAATGCAACACAATCGACCATAAATGGTTTAACAGTGACACAGAGACAATCATTAACAGATGCTCTCAAACCAAAGGCTGACAATTAAGAATGCTACACTTTTACGAAGGACAGGTTAGGAAATTTCTTACTCAATTCATTAGGATTTTGAGTAACTTTTCTGTAGAGACAGGCAAAGGGGCCGATGGTTCGGTACAACTAAGGGCAGTGCCTGTTGTGTACGGAGATCCCACTAGACAGGTTGCAAACATTATCAGAAATAACAGTGAGAATGCACTAGCATATGCTCCAAAGATAGCTTGTTACGTAAGGGAATTGAATTATGATAGGGAAAGGATGCAGAACCCTTACCACATAGAGAAACAACATCTTAGAGAAAGAGACGTGGACGCAGATGGAAACTACACCGACCAAATGGGTGCAGGATACACTGTGGAGAAAGTGATGCCATCGCCGTTCAGACTAGAAGTATCTGCCGACATATGGTCCACGAACACAGATCAGAAACTACAGATAATGGAACAAATTTTATATCTTTTCAATCCGGACTTCGAGATACAGAAGACAGACAACTACATAGATTGGACCAGTTTGAGTTATGTGGAATTAACAAATGTGTCCTTCAGTAACAGGACCATCCCGGTTGGTGCAGATTCAGAGATAGACATTGCAACACTCACATTCAGCATGCCAATATGGTTGTCACCGCCAGTCAAGGTCAAGAAGCTAGGGGTTGTACAGAAGATAATAATGAGCATATATGACGACGATGGGGGAATAGCAAAAGGACTCATCGATGGAGAATTAACATCAAGAAGTTACGTAACTCCAAACAACTTTGGCTTGTTAGTGACGGGTAACCAATTGAGATTATTAGGGTCAACAGGTACGAATGTCAAATCAGGTGGTGATGGATTTTACACAGGTGGTAATGCTCCCTCCAGTCTTGATCCTTTTGACACGTTTGGTCCAGCAGTCAATTGGAAGATACTGTTAGATCAGTACGGCAAAGTAACAAACGGCACATCACAGATAAGATTGACACAACCAAACGGAAATGAGATCATAGGTACCGTTGCAACAACGACATTGGATGACACGATTTTATTGTACACAATTGACGGCGACACAATACCAAGCAATTCACTTACGGCGGTCAAGAAGATCATAAATCCTGCAACGTTCGATCCAGGAACACCTGCGAATGGTGACAGGTATTTGGTCATAAACGATGTGGGAGACAGCACAGCCAGTTTCCAAAGTGCCACTTGGGGTACTTTAGTAGCCAGCGTTGGTGACATCATAGAATACAACAGTTCAACATCAAAATGGAACATAGCCTTTGATGCTTCCAACCCAGACAGCACACAACACTACGTTACCAACCTAAACACGGGCATACAGTACAGATTCAACGGCACAGAGTGGGTCAAATCATACGAGGGTGTTTACACACAAGGTAATTGGAGTATAGTACTAGATGGCGGGGCAGATCCAGGGTACAACTCATCAATTGACGCTACCACCCCATAGTTGTTATAATATAGCATGAAAGATAATATAGTTTGTTCGGGTGCTATGTTCTATGCAACAAGCACTAAACGTTTCCTGTTCCTACAGAGGACTGACAAGAAAACACAAGGCATGTGGGGTCTTGTCGGTGGCAAAAGTAAATTCACAGAGAGTGCTTTCGAAGGATTAAAGCGTGAGATAGAGGAAGAGACAGGCAGTCTACCCAAGTTCAAGAAAGTCATACCTCTAGAAATGTTCACTTCCAATGATCAGAAGTTCTTCTTCCACACTTATCTGGTAGCAATAGAATCAGAATTCATACCCAAGTTGAACGAAGAACATTCAGGATACTGCTGGACCGCTTTCGAATGTTGGCCCAAGAACCTACACATGGGTCTCAAGAACACACTCAATAATAAGAGTATAAAAGGTAAGTTACAGACTATATTAGATCTTATAGTCTAACCAGCACTGATTTTCAAAGTACCACTATCGTTCCAAAGTTGTCCTGCAACACTTGGATCACTGGTTGGCAAGTTTGTCATTTTAACAACAGCATTTGATAAAGTTTTTGCACCTGTGATGGTCTGTGTTGTGCTAACAAGTACTTGTTCACTTGTTGCCGCTCCCGCTGATGGTCTCAATAGATTTACTCTGTAAGCGTTCACTGTGGTACTCGCACCCGATGTTGATGCTGAGGACACTGTGACCGTTGTCCCTGATATTGCCGCTGAGAATGTTAGTTGATCGGACCCTTTCGTGGACACAACAGGTCCTGATGAAACATATGCATCTGATCCATCTGCTACTACGAAAACTTCTGATATGCTGGCCGCACCCTCTGAAGAACTGTTACCGGCCACAATGTAGTGGGCACCGTTGGCTGTGTCTGTTGAGAATGTGTCCATCGTTGCGGCACTGCTTGATGTTGTGGTCTGTCCCACAGTCTTGGTGTTATCACTTGATGCATCCGACTCTGCATCACTTAACAAAATCCTGTACATCTTGACTGCTGTATTTGGCTCGTTTCCTGTTGCACGTAGTCTCACAGTGCTTCCGCTAATGTCTGCGGTCAGACTCACTAAAGAATTGTTACCAGTGTGTACATCGTTGTATGTTGTAATAAAGGCGTTAGATCCGTTATGGACAACCAAGCATTCTATGTTCTGTAATTCTGTCTTGTCTGTGTTGTTAGCACTGATGTAGTACTTGGCACCTCTGTATGATCCGTGTGCCCATGTGTCTATGTTTTCCACAGCACTGTCAACGTCTGTGTTGATAATTGTAGATGTGTTACCTGAGCTTGATGCAGTTGTACTATCACCCAACCCTATTTTGAAGAACTTGATCGAGTTTACTGCCGCGGTGCCTGTGCCTCTCAATCTAACTGTGCCTGAATTTACGTCTGCAGTGAATGTCAGTTGATCATTGCTTCCTTGTTGCACACCACCGCCCGCTGACACGAAAGCATCTGAGTTGTTGTGTACTAAACTGAGCTGAACGGTTGCTAATTCGTCGTTGATCTCATCCTTCATCAGACCAAGGTAGAACGCACTGTCAAATGTACCAGTTGTGAATGTGTCGATGTTGGTTGCAGATGTCCCCATCGATGTTTGTTCTCCGGAACTGGTGCCCGCTGATTCCGTAACAGATGCCTGCGTGGCTATATCAATGAATGAACCGGTTGCAGAGTCGTACCTTTCGTATACGTCTGTGATAGTGTTGTAACGTAACATACCCGACACACCTGTAGGACGTTGTCCTGTTGTGCCTTTGGGTAAGGTCAATGCACCTGTCATGCCTGACAGTATCAATTGTGTGTCGTTTGCTGTGATGTTGTTGTGTGTGATGTATAGATCGTCAGCAGTCTGTCCACTTGCCCTGTATATGTTGTCTGCTTCCATGGTCAGACGTGCAAAATAAATCTTGGTGTTCGGGTTACAACTTGCCCTTAACCTTGCTTTACCGCTTGATACATCTGCTGAGAAAGTTGCTAACGTGTTGTTGTCAGTGATAACAAAACTCTCGGATACGGTTGCACCTGAGCCTGCGTTGTTAACAGTCATGGTCACTTCCGAGTTCTGGTATTCAGAGCCTGATTCCATTGTGATGAAATACCTGGCTGATTTGTATTTGAATGCGTCAAACGAGTCTACTGTTTCAACTGCAGAATCTATGTCACCTTTAACACCGTACAAGAAGTTATCAAACTCTCCCAGTTTGGTTTTTGATCCTAGGTCCTGTC